GACGTTGAATCCCATACTGCTTTGACGCCGTTCACCAGAGAATTCCAGGTGTCGGTCAGCCACTTCCAGATCGGATCGACGACAGACTTGATCGCATTCCATACGGTGTTCCACGACTCCGAGATGAGTGCAGATACGCTGTCCCACAGGTCTTTCATGCCCTGTACAAAATCGTGCCACGCGTCGTTCAGTCGCTTCCAGATCGGTTCGACGAACGCCTTTATCGCATTCCATACCGCATTCCACGCCGTGCTCAGTGCATCCGAAACAACCTGCCACACATGCTGAATGTCTTCGAGAGCCAAACGCCACAGTGCGGATATCTTGTTCCAAACATCTTCTGCCACTTTGCGAACCGCGTCGAGCTTCGGTCCCCACCAGGCAGTGAGATTGTCGAGCCAGTGATGGAACCGGTCGGAGATTTCCTGAGTGACTGCATCCCAAATCTGTTTGATGGCAGACCAAACCGCGTTGAACGCCGTCTTTGCGCCATTCCATGCGCCAGTCCACAGGGCAACCAACGGGTCGATGATCCGATGGAAGGTACCCATGATGCCGGAAAGCACAGAGTCCCAAGTGTTCTGAATCCACTGCCAGATTTCGGACGCGACGATCTTTATCGCCGTCCAGATTTTTTCCCAGTTCGCAGCAACGTAGATGATCGCGAGCAGCGGACCGCCGAACACGCCCATCAGCCAGCCCCACTTGCCGTGAATGAAATTCATCACGGAATCGAATATGTCCTTGATGTGACCCCAGATGGTGTCGAACGTATTCTTGAGCCAGTTCCAAACGTCCAGTGCGACAGTCTTTACGAAGTTCCACGTGTACGTCCACGCCGTCTGAAACCACGTCGTCTTGGTCGCAATGAGAACGATGACCGCGATGAGTGCTTCGATCGCCAGGACAATAGCGCCAATCGGGTTGGCGTCCATAGCGATATCGAGTGCGGCCATACCAGCCGTTGCACCCTCGGTTGCGAATGTCCACGCGATAGTCGCCGCAGTCATCACGCCTTGCCCAACGGCAAACGCCATCATGTTGATCTTGCTTGCAATCCACAGTGCCGTAATAACACCCAGTGTGATCACGATGCCATCGAGTACGGCCTTGTGCTTGTCGAGCCATTCGATGCTGCCACGAAAACCGTCAACGAAGTCGGTGAACGCTGGCAGGAAATGCTCGCCAATCGTGATGGCCGCTGTACGAACGGATTCCTTCGCTTCGGACATGTGCTGATTGAACGTCTGCTGAATACCGTCCCAGCCCTCAATCACGTTGGAGCCGTTGCCCGCAGCTTCACTGACATGATCGACGTTCGACTTGAAACTGTCGAAGTTCTCGCCGGACAAACCAAGGATGACCGACAGGTTACGAACGCCACCAACCGCGTCACCAAGGGCACCGACCACGGTCTGAATGTCCATAGGTGCCTGGCCGATATCCTGCAAGAACTGGTTCATGTCGCCTTTGGAATTCTTCAATTCCTTTTGCAGGTAGACCAATCCATCAGGACCGAGCTTGTTGGCGATTGCGTCGTCGAGCATTTTGATGCCGTCGGTCAGACCTTCGGGACCGGCGATCGTCTTGTGGAAATCGACGGCGTTCAGTCCGAGCTCGGTCAACTCTTTGGTCGACTTCGGTGTACTGGCCGCAAGGTGATCCATTGTCGTAGTGAGCAACTGGATTGCGGTGCTGGCCGGTAGACCTTGCTGTGTCAGTGTCGACAGCGCGCCGTAGACCTGAGTGAAGTTGATGTGCAGTGCGGACGCCGATTGCTCTGCGCGACCGATGCCGTCAGTGAAGTCACCAAGGGTTGTGTTCGATCGTTCGACGGCTGCGCGCAAGGCATTCGAGACCGACACGTTGTCGGAGGTAGCCATGTGATAGTCGTGCAACGTCTGGACGACGGCTTGTGTGGTGACGGTCAGATCAGAATTGTCGATCTTCGCCAGCTCGGCCGTCGAGTGCATGATCGTCGAGGTGTCTTGCCACGAATAGCCAAGCGAGAGAACCTTGTACGATGCCGCTGCCAGATCGGTTGCGCTGGTACCGGTCTCGATAGACAGATCCTTGAACGACTGCCCGAGTTCGTCCATCGCGTCCTTGGGCAGACCTGCGCTGGTGACCAAGTGCTGCATGGCGTTCTGGAAGTCTGCGGCCTGATTGACCGCTAGGGCCACGCCGACGCCGAACGCAACGGCCGAAGTCTTGCCGACCGTGTTCATCGCGCCACCGAGAGCCGCTGTCGCACTGGTGGCCCCGGCTGTGCCGATAGCCTCAGATGCCCGTGCGGCTGCCGCAGCTTGCGCGTCGAGGCTTGCCGACAGTGTGTTGGTCTCTTCTATCAGGGTCGGAAGTTCGGCCCGCAGAGCGGCATTCGCGGCCGATTCTGCGTCCACTGTTTCCACGACCCGTGCGTGCGCGACGGATACCGCGTCCTCGGCTGCAACCCATCGTGCCGAATAGACGTCTGCACCAGACGAACTGGTGACCATGACCTCGTTGAGTCGAGCCTCGGCGGCTGCCAGCTCGGTAGTCGAAGCGATCACCTTGTCGGACGATGCTGCGGCGACCATGCCGGAATCCGCGAATGCCGCACCCATGTTGGTAGCCGCGACTGCTGTCTGATCGAGTTTCGCTGTCGCAGCAGCAGTGTCGGCCACCACGGCGATGTTGACCACGCGCGAAGCCATGCGGGTCTGTAGTGCGTCCATCTGAGCGATAGCCTGTGCGTCGTCGATCATTACGCCGATGCGCAGAGCTGCGCCAGATATCTTGTGCATCTCCTCTGTCAGGAGAGCCAGGTCTGCACGCGCGGCAACAACACCGGCACCATCCCACGCGGAAATAATGTCGAAACCGAGACTGGTGATTGTTGCCACGACGGACCCCTTTCTTTTGGGACATAAACGAAAAGCCCCCCTAGGCGGCGAACCACTTAGGGGGGCTGTGAGTTTCAGGCTTCGCGACTCTCGAACTCGGCGTCAATTTCCGCCTGCGTCATGAAACCTTGATCTTGCGTGTCATCTACTTTTTTTGCCTGGGATTCCTGCATTGCCTTGAGAGCCTCGTCGTAGACCTTCGGGGGGCGTACGTACGGGTCCGGGTCTGGCACAGGGTTTTCCGAAAGCTGGCATCCGAGTAGTTTGTTCGCGAGGTTCAGCGCGTCGTTGATTGACGCCAGCGCCTCGTTTGCGTACTCCCGGCCGACTGGACCATGCACTCGCTCGTAAGCCTGCCATTCGCCAAGCTCATATGCCGATACAGTCGAAAGTAGTTGCTGTACCGTCATTCCGAGCGCAAGTGCTAGTCGGAAGTAGAATGCTCGTCGGGAGCCTGCTCGAAATCCTCTGCGATTTCCTCCACCTTGGCCTCGGTCATCGCGTTAAGTCGCTGCGCACAATCGAACACGCGCTGCAACGCCGAAACGCTCTTGTTGCCAAGGGCAGTGATTTCGGCACGGGACTTGAACAAACGCTGTCCCTTGTCGTCGATCGTGCACAGTGCGACGAGACGGGCGCGGAAGTTCTCGAGGTCGGGAACGCGCTTGCCTGACTTGTCGACTTTGACTGTGGTTGCCTCGAACTCGTCTCGCTCTGCGCCCGTGAGTCCGCGAACCAATACTGATCCGCCCCACTCGGGAACCTCTACCTCTTCCGTCTTGAGGTCGTCGACTGCGAAGATTTCGTCCCTGCTGAGAAGTGCCATGTCGCGGGTTTCCTTTATTCGATTGCGGGTCAAGTGAATTGCTTAAGGTCGGCACCGAGAGACCCGCGTAACTCGGTGCCGACCGTCTAGCTACAAACGGCCAGCGTCTGCGATCATCTGAATGTTCTCGTTGATGTTCCGAATCAGTCGCTCTCGCAACGGTTCATAGCCCTTTTGCATGTTATCCATGAACCATGACGTGTCGCCAGAAGTCTGTTGTACCCAGCGGTCTTTATGACCGAAAACCGGGTGACGCCAACCCCTTACGGTATCCATACCGCGAGGGATGATCGCCATGTCTTCCAACGGCATCGAGGTCGTAATCCGCACACCACCCGGAAGTTGGACTATGCCAACACCTTGCGAGACTTCACGGCGAAGACCGGTGTGCTTTTTGCCGAATGCAGGTTCAGACAACGCGGCGACACGGGCTGCATCTCGCAAACCCCGTGCCACCTCGTTGATGGAAACCTGTATGTCCCTTGGCATCTGACGATTGGCCGCAGTCAGGGCTTTGGAGACATTGCTGAAATCTCCCGCGATCCTGAATGAGATGACCGAATTAACCAGTGCCATCAGGGATCACACAATCGCGCGACTGATGCCGGTGCGCTGTGTCGGGAACTTGACCTTGGTGTTGGAAAGCTCACCAGGCTTACCGGCCAACGGAGTGTACTCGAGAAGAATGCAAGTACCCGAGTACAACGGGTTGGTGGCAGAGACGGCCGACGCCGTAGGCTTCACTGTCACAACGAATTCCGTCTCGTTGTTGTAGAGCGGCCACAGGGTGGCGTCCACTTCGGCCGCAGCGAAGTCCTGCTGCAAGTCGACAGTGAATTCGTCGGACTTGAGTCCGGCCATCTGTTCCTTGCCGCCACCGGAAAAGTTGGTGGTCTCGACGGACGCCTTTTTCAGATCGACCGTGACAGATGCCACGTGATCCGAGAAGTCGATGCCGTTGATCGTGGTGACGCAGTTCTTGAGAATGAACTTGCCCATTGCCTTACTCGCTCTCGTTCAGTTCGGGCAACTGGCCCGGATCTTGATCTTCCGGGTCGCCTTGTGGCACCGGGGTTTTGGCGGGAACAAGGTTCCCAGATGCGACCAACGAAAACGCAACGTGTTGCGGCAACGTGATCAGTTCACCGGGCAGGTGACCGTGTACGGCGTGGGTACCCTGGACTACGTAGGTATCCCCTGCGCTCTGCGGTGCTGCGCGGTGTTCGGCGTATGCCTCGGCGTATACCTTCGGCTGTGGTGGCGCTTTGCGCGGTGCCATCTAGCTCACCAGCTCGCCTTGACCAGAGACACCGTAATGCCCGCTGCCTGCGCGGAACTGGTGATGGTCACGTTGCCGGTGCCGTCGTCGTACTCACGGCGAATCGGAATCCACAGCTCGCCCGTGGTGATCGGCAATGCGATGACCGGATCGGGAAGTGCCGCACCGTAAGACGTGACGCCGGGAACGATGATCGTGAGGTTGCACGCGGTTGCCGACGTGTTCTTGTAGACCAGGAACGAATCGTGGCCGCTACCAATAGGTGCGGTGTCCGATGCCGTGATCAGAACCGAAGTGGGCTTGGTTCCTGCGTCTACGATTGTTTGTGCTGTCAGAGCAGTCATGTCCGCTCATCCTTTCGATTCTGTTGCGAGAGTTGCATTTTCATCAGCTCGGCGTCCTGACTATGAGTCGCAGGATCGCGCCGACGTGTGAGGTTTTGGCCCACTCGAAAGATCCGCCGTAACCGCGAAGATGGGTCACTGTGACGGTCGTGCCGTCTTTGAGACCAACGTCCTCGTTGTCGTAAATGATCTGGCGAATGCTGTTCGGCCCTGAGCCGGTACACAATTCGTCGAGTGTGTCTTGGGCGTCATCGGTGCCGACCGCGCGGGAGGTCAGAACAAACATGTTCAGTTCCCATTCGTCCAGCCCGCGCGCATTGGTCAGGATGAAATCTGCACCGACGGGTTCGACCATGACGCACGGCATATGGCCGCTGTCTCGAATCTCGGGGTAGCAGAACACTTCCATCTCTGTGCGAACGTCAATCGTGTTGCAGATCGCCTTGCGAATATCACTGATGCTTGCCATCAGCCCACCAGGATTCTCATCGACTTGAACCGGTCGAGCTTGTGCGCGACAGCCGGAAGATCCTGCACGCGAGCAACACCGAACGATCCGGTGAACTGCGTACCGCGAACCACGTCCATACCGGCGACACCAAGCGGTGCCTCTGCCATCTTGAACGTCTGTGCCGCAATGAGTTTGCAAGCCTGTTTGACCGTGCTCGGTACCTCTGCCCATCCCCACCGTGCCGTGACCTGCACAACGCCAGTCCTGCGACTGTGATTGCGGTACCGATCGTTGGTGTACGGGAATGTGTTGTAGGACAACCGAATCTTGGTGAACGGCCAGCCAGGGTTACCGTCGACCACACCACCGAGCGGGAACAGTTCGTAAGACGACGGATCATACGCTGTGGCAAAGGTGCCGTCGTACGCAAAGTCGCCTGAGACAACAAGTCCCGTGGTCGTGTAGAAATCGTCGACCGTGACTCGGTTCCAGCCGTCAGGTTCGTAGACGCGCGCGGTGGCCGTGGTGGTCTGGTTGAACTGTCGGCCGCAATACTGTTCGATTTCACGGCTAGCGGAATCAATTGCGTCAGTGAGCCGTTCGTCCATACTCGTCTTGTTGGCCGGAATGTCGAAGTAGTTTTTCATCTCTGCCAGCGTGACGTACGGGTCTCCGATAGCCATGTGATCCCCTATCCATGCCAAAGGCGATGGCACTCAACCGAAGTCAAGTACCATCGCCTTGTTGTCGAATTACGCGTGGCCGACGAGAACCTTGAACGCCGCGTCATTCAGAATCTTGGAGTTGTTCATCCAGATTGCGTAGACGCCACGCTGGCCGGTGGGCCGTGCGGTTGCCTGATCGAACAGGTGGGGAATCAGGTCCATGCTCATGCCGATACGATCGACAATCACAAAGTTGCTGAAATCGCCCATGATTGCGATCTTCTGGCCGGAAGTGACCGTGGTGCCCGCTGCCGACATGACCGAAGCCTCGTAGGCATCGTAACCGAGCAGCTTGGACGGCACGCCTGCGCCGATACGCTCCCACAGTGCGTGGCCGTCGGTCTGTCCGAACTGACGGATCGTGTTGTAGGTGGCGTGGTTCGCGAGGAATGCTGCCTTGGGCGTGCGGTAACGCGGTGCCAGTGCAGATTCGAGCGAGTACACGTCAGCGACAGCAAAGGTCAGTGCCGTTGCGGAGGTAACCGTATTGCCGGAAAGCGTTGCGAGCAAGCCGTTTGCGTTGACGCCGGTACCATCACCGAGCATGAACGAGTTGGCCTCTTCCTGTTCCTTTGCATCGGACAGGATGGTCGTGATTTCACTGCGAAGCTGGTTCCACTCCAACTCGATTTCAATCGAGAACGGGATGAATCCGGTGACGCGGTTGGTGCGAACGACCTTGTTGCCCAATGCGAACGAGTTGTCGGCGGCTGCCGCACCCTCGGCCGAACGGGAGACGGTAACACCGGCAGTGGTAACGCCCTGCCATTCCTTGCCGACGATCTGTTCGATGCGCGCCAGGCTACGGAGCGGATTGATAACGCCCGAGTTCTGAAGCATGACAGTCGGATCGAGCTGGAACGGAACTGCGTAGCCACCGGTCGAGTCGCCGGACGACTGTGCACGAGTGATCTGCATGACATGCTCGACCGCGCGGTGCTCTTCCATCGTCAGGCCATGATCGTTGCCGGACATGAGGATCTTGCCGTATGCGCGTTCGTAAATGTCGGTGCCCGTTGCGAGCATCCGCTTTGCGAAAGTGGACCGCTTGTCGTCCTTGGTGCGCAGCAACTTTTCGGCCTGCGTCTGAGCGTCCTCCTGAGAGACGACGTTCGAGAAATCGGCTGCCTCGATAGCGCGCAATGCGTTGTCGCGGAACCGCTTTGCCAGATCCTCTTCGGTGCCGTCGGACGACTTGCGAATCTCGTCCATGTCGAAGATGTTTTCAGGCTTGGTCTGGAATGCCGGGGTGCCGCGCTCGGTGTAACGCTTGTCGGTAGCGAGAGCTGCCAGCTTTGCGGTACGTGCCTCGATGGCTGCGATGGCTGCCTCGTTGCGAGTGCCCTCTGCCTCGAGTGCGTCCCACTCGGTAGCTGCCTCTGCGGGGAATTCCGCGTCACGGTGCTCTTCGCCCATTTCGGCAAGGCGCACAGCGATTTCGCCCATGCGAGCCTTGAGCTGTTCGAGATTCATGATTGTTTCCTTTTTCACGTCAGGAACGACTTTGCGTTCCGAGATTTGTTCTGGAACTTTCCATTTCGGTACCCGACGTGAGGTGGTCGAACGACCGGCGTCCTCGGGCGATTTCGCTGAGGGGGTGTCCACTACGGGAGGGACGGCGCTCTCAGGCGAGTTCTCTTGCAGCGTAACGTCTTTTGCCGACGGGTGCGCTGCGACATATTCGGTTTCGGCACGAAGCCATTCGGTTACCGCGAACTCCGATTCGGCACGAAGCCATTCGGAATAGCTTGCGGTGTATGCCTTTTCGGCGTCGAGCCATTCAGTGATGGCGCGCTCTTCGCTGTCATCTTCCACGAGCATTGTCCTTCGGTATTGTGCTTCGAGGGACTCGCGATCCTGTTGCGTCATATCACGCACACCGACCGAAGTTCCTGCGTAAGCGGGGAATACAACCGGGCCAGCCTCGGAAAGCTGAACCTCTTTGACCGTGCGTTGTAGCGGGCCACGATCGCCAGGCTCATAGAGCAAACGAAGAATCTCGTCGCCCTTGACCAACTTGCCTGCGTTGTCACGCCATTCGTCACGCATGACGCGGAACTTGAACGACATGCCAGAGATGGCACCGGCCTCGATAGCCTGACGAATAGGTTCAACGACAGGATTGTCGAAAACCCGTGCACTGACGAACAGTCCGTCGGTGTCTTCACGAATCTCACTGAATGCGCCAATCGGCACAGAGCCGGTCCGAGCATCGCGGCCGTGATCGAACTGCATGACCGGCTTGCGTTCGCGCAGAGTCTTTTTGAAAGCACCGGGTGCGATGCGTTCGTAGAAATGACCCTCCCACGAATTGATTTCGGTGTCCTGGTTGAAGACTGCCGCGTACCCTTCGAGGGTGTGGCCGTCACCAGGGGCACTGTCGCTGGCCCGGAATTCGACTGAGCGAGTACAGAGTTGGATATTCATGTCACCCCTTCGGAGGTTTCGTATCGGTGGCCTTCGCCTTGGCCGCTGGCGTGTTGGCCGGTCCCTTGGGGTCTGCCTTCGCGTCGGTGCCCTTGGGGTCTGCCTTGGTCGAGTCGGCAACCGTGCCGGGTGGCAACAACTGCACGCTCACGAGTCCGGTGTGCTGTAGGACACTGGGATCGTCTGTGACGATGAACTTTTGGCTGGACTCGGGCGTGAAGCCTGATGTGATCAGCGAAGCCATGACCGTCGAATTGAGCTGTCGAATCTCAGCTAGCTTTTTCTGGTCGTCCCGCAGGAACGCGATATCCCTTGTGTCGTACCAAAGTCGCGTGCCCTCCCGAATGTCGACCAACGGTTCGTATGCGGCACAAAGGCTTCGCCACAACGGGCGCAAAGTTCCTGTGTCGAAACGATCCTTGATCGCGGGATAGCTGGTGTTGTTCAGACCGGACGTGCTCTGCAAGCCTTCGGACAGTCCGACGATTGCCGGGTGCACGCCACCAGCCGCAGCGATGCGGGTCTCTGACATGCCCTGTACCGACTTGAATTCCATCTGTTGGATAGTCGAGCCGACAACCTCGACGTTGGCCCCACCACCGAGATACAGCGTCTTGTATGCGCTGTCCATCCCGCCGTGGGTTTCTTCCATTTCCTTCTTGAATTCCTTGAACTGTTCGGCCGTGACCTCTTCGGAGAACGACACCGCCAGGTTCGGCGTGGCCGCATTCTCGAAGAACTTGAGCTTGTGCTGAGTCGACGCCTTGTCAGTCAGAATCTCGCGCATAACCGGTGTCATCCAAGACATTCCGCGATACTGCGCTTCGGGGTCAGGATATGGCGACCAATGAACGATGGTGCCCTTGCTGCCGTCGAGCGGATAGATGGTCCACTTTTTCGAGTCGTTCGTGTTGCCTGGCTTGTAGACGTAACCGGCTACGTCCGACTGCACTGCCTCCGACGGGGGCGCGGTCAGGATGATCGAAACCCAGTCCGGCCGAAGCCTTCGCAGTCGAAAGTTCGACGGGTTGGTTCCCTCTCGCACGCAGTAGTGGTTACCGCACAGGTCCACGTCTTGCATTGCGCGCATGAGTAGTTCGCCGGTCGTGCCGTTCGGCCACGGGTTCTCGAGGATCGAAAGTCCAGGGCCACCAACCAGATCCGCTGGCCGTCCGTTGACCATGTGCTGGTACATGAACTTGACCTCTGAAAAGATCAGCGATCGCGCCATGCACACGGCAAAAACTACGCCACTCGACTTGTAAGACGAAGCGACGTAGCTCTCAAAACTGTTGGGAACGCTCTCGGATTTGTTGGTGTAGTTCTGCGATGCCATGAGTGGGTTCGGACTGTTGGGATCGAAATACGACGCCCACTCGTCCATTCCCATTCGTACCTCGGTACGTCGCCCCAGACGTGGGACTGCCGCATTGGCGATCTTGCCGATCAATTCATATCGCTTCATCTACGCCTCACATTCTGAAAGCCCAAGGCGCAGCGGCCTTCTTACCGAACACGAACTGTTTGTAACCATGCTTGGCAAGGGTTGCCGCATAGAGTGGCGAAATGTCGGCAGACGAAGTGATCTTCGAGAATGCCCACAGGTCGGCTACCGTTTTCTTGTCGCACACACGAACGGCACTGTCGAGAATGTCTTGACCTCGATGCGTAAGCGTTGCTACCTCACCACGTTTTGGCATGACGGCATGATGGAAGTCGTTGCACGCCAACGCGAATTCACGCGGTGTGGGATTGACTACCTTGACGCCGCGATTGATCAGCTCGGGAACCAATTCGCCTGCGGGGCCGGACATGTCGATGACGACACATTCGATATCTTTCCGCTGGCGATCCCATATCTCGACCACGCGATCGACGATCCACTGCGAACCGGGACGATGGTCAAACTTGCCTTCCAGCTCGTTGCCGGTGACCTCGACGTGCGTATCCCCGTGCCGGTTTGCACCAGCGGCGACGATCGTTCCCCACGCCGATTCTGCGGCCACGTCGACACCTAGACAGAACTTGCCGATAATCTCGGAAGTCTTGTCGGCGCGAGCATTCCACGCTTTCTTCGGAATCAGTAACCAGCCGCTACCGTCGACCGGCCAATCACCGATACCAAGGTGCTCTGCTGCAAACGAATCCAGATCCATAGCGCGGAAGTCGGCGCGGACAGTCTCGGTGCGCAGACCGTGGTCGTCGGCAATGTTCATGCTGGCGTTGGCCTTTGCCCACGTGATCGGGTCGGCCGGGTCGTCGTGATCCTTGCAGTCGGGATCGCAGAACATGTCGCACAGTTGCGCCGACCATTCCGCGT